ACTTATGATGCTGCGATGCGAGAAACTAAGAAGTTCGGTAAAACAATGCCTACTGATGAGCAGTTAGGTGAGTTATTAAAAGATAAAAGTGATTTAGAAAATATTACTTTCCCAGGCTACCGCTATACTAATGGCTCGTTTTACCTTCTCGGCTCAAATTTGCACCTCTGGTCGTCCGCGCCCTCGGGTTCTACTGCTTGGTATCGGTTCTTGTACACCTCCTACTCTACCGTCCACCGTTACGCGTACGGTAAGGCCAACGGTTTTTCGGTGCGCTGCCTTAGAGATTAATATGAAAAATAAAGTAAAACAAAAGATTAAATACTCATCAAGAGAACAGCTACTAGACGAAGGTTGGATCCATATGGCTCAAAAAGACGGTATAGAAACATTTTTTAGATAATGTACAGTTTGTTTATAAAGTACTAAGATATACAGTACCTAGAGTACAAAAGATACATCATATAATGTAAATAGACACATCAATATGACTAAGCAAGAACTTGTAAGAGATTTATGTTCAGTAGAGAATAGAAACAAATCAGCAACAACTAGATTAATTAATGAGTTTTTAGAAGAGTTGATTAATACGTTGCCGATAGGAATGAAACGCTCAAGAAAGGTAATTCAAGATTGTTATAATAAATAGTCCTTTGTTTAGAGGTGATGAGTGAGGGCAGTTGTTCTCTATCGACCAAGCACGTGCGGATAGATTGGCAGGTAGTGTTTATCACTCGCCCCAGTCGTCTAGCAAAGCTGATGACTCGTCACCTCGGAACAGAGGGTTAATATAATAAATATGAAGACAAGTGAAAAAAAATTAAATACAATAAAGATATGGAAATCTAACAACAAAGATAAAGTTAGTGATACTGAAAAAAGATATAGACTTAATCACCCAGAAAAACATCAAGAATGGGAACTTAATAATAAAGAGAAATACTTAAATGAAATAAAATTATGGAGAACAGAAAACATAGAAAAAGTTAAATTATATCGAAAAACATACAACTCAAAACACCGAAAAGAGATAAATAAACACGAACGGGAAAGAAGACAAATAGATGCTCATTATAAACTTAGAACTAACATATCTCGCTCTATTTGTGGAAGACTTAAAAGACGTTTATTATCTAAAAAAAACAAACCAACATTTAGTTTTCTTCCATATTCAGTTGATGAACTTAAACAACATTTAGAAAAACAATTTGTGTGTGATAAGGCTTGGATGAATTGGAATAATTGGGGAATGGGAGTTGGAAAATGGAATATTGACTATATTAGACCAGAGTCTTCATTTAATTATACCTCTGTTGAGGATACAGAATTTCAAAAGTGTTGGTCATTAAGTAATCTTCAACCGCTAGAAGCTATGGAAAATATGATAAAAGGAAATAGATATTAATTTATTAGTCCGCAGATGTTTATGGGATTTGAGGATTAAAATGGCTATCACTGGAGTTCTGTCGCTCCTATGTAAACCACAGATAGAAAATAATCCTTACTAGGTCAGATTGCTACGAGAGCCTAGTCGGTAACCTATCGTTAAAGGTATTGGCAGATACTCCCCGTCAGTTAAAAGCTAACATACGAGCAAGTATGGGCGGGGGGTATAGATTATAAAGGTCTAATTAGACTTAAATTAGACTCAAATTATACTATTATGAAAAACTATTACAATAACTATTGTAAATAATTACAATAAATAATATGCCTGAAAACTTAAAAAAAGCCTTAGAGATGATGCTATTTATGTCAGACCAACAAGTATTGTGGACTGAATGTAAAAAGATAAACTTCAAAAAGAAAGATTGGTTTAAAGAATATACTTGGACGGAAAAAAGAGAGGAGCAGTATATTCAATGGCTATCAGACTTCTTAAAGAAAAACTGGCAAGGAATGATTGATACAAAGCCTACAAGTAAGAAGCTAAGAGATAAGGTGTCAGAAGAATTCGTTAGTAATTATGGTTGCGTTATAAGAGAACTTAACATAAAAGATTTCACGCCAACAGTTTCTTGGGATCATCTTGATGAGGTAATGAGTAAAAGAGAACGAGAATCCTTTAATAAATGGATGTTCGGACAGACCACCCCCTTACATGGAGTTTATAAGTGGGATTTAGAAACATATTTAGCACATAGACCAAACTTAGACTAAAATTACCAAATAATAGGTATTACCAGTTCACATTATATGTACAATTGTATACTATTATGTACAGTTATACACCATATACGGTTAATAACTAGACTAATTAAGTACGAGTAAACTAGACCAAAACCTACGCATCTCATTATCTAATATAAGCCAATAACAATATGAATATCAAAAAAATCTATACAAAAAGAGAGAAAGCTTATCAAACATTATTAAAATGCGATATAGAAATTGATGAACTTCTTAAAAAGATAGACCAGGCAGACGGAGCTTTGAATAAAATAACCAAGAAAAGTAAGTCAGTTAAGGAGTTAAAATCTTTTGCGGAATACTGTTTACTTCACCCCGAACAACGCTTCTGGCAAGCACTTAGGAATTGGTCTGAGGTGGCCACAATATATTGGTCGGTGTATAATGATAAAATAGACGATTTAGAATTAATAGATACTTATAATAAATAATATGAAACCAACATTAAAAGAGTTCACAGGATGGATGAAGAAATTTAAAGAATTAAACGATAATGTAGAGCGAGCCAACGAGGGACTAAAACTTTTATATGATGATTTTAATGGTGTCTTTCTAGGTTGGCACGAACAATTTATGCTTGACCTTATAAAAAGATTAATGGATGATGTCAACGACTGGATTGGCTGGTATATATATGAGAATAAATGGGGTCAAGGTAAAATGAAATGTTATGATAAGAATAATAAGTTATTGAAAAGTAAAACCATAGAAGACTTGTATAATTTGGTTAAATAATATGAACTCATACGCATTAAAAATTATCGGTTCTTCTCCCATAGAAGCTAAACTTGACGACAGTAAAGATTATTCCGTAGCTTTTAAAAGGTTAGGAATTAAGAGAGTAGTAAAAGAACCACTAGAACAAGACGGAGAACATAAATATACTTTTGTTTGTGATAACTTAGCAGATTTAACTGTTATATCAGAAGACAAAATCATTCTAGGTAAAAATAAAAGCAATTCTAAGAGAATAAGGAATCGTGCTTGGATTTATAGCAACGATCAAGGAATAGATAACGAAAAGTTTTATAATGATTTTAGTTCTGCTTTAATAACTAATTTTGATAGCGTAGTTGAGTTTTTAAGATTAGATACATAGTATGCCATTTTTAGAATACAAATGTGATGAGTGCGGTAAGCATTTCACTAAAAAGAGTTCTGAAAGAACTGGCAAAAAACATTATTGTTCTAGGGTGTGTTCTCATATAGGCAGAGCAAGAGAGATATATAATAGCAAATAATATGTTTAATAAGTCATTGAGGGAAAAAATTAAAAACCACCTTGAAAGTATTTACCCTAAAGAAATGAGTAGTGGTGATATTGAAGACTTTGCTAAATATCAAGGTTATAACGGAGAAACCGGAAGAAAGCGTTGTGGAGATTTAGTTAAAGAGGGATTAGTTAAGACAATAGTTAAAACTATTGTTAAACAAGACGGAAAAATTACAGAGGTAGCTTTTCATAAGGCTGTTATTAACGAGCCAATTAAACTAGAAGTAATGCCAGAGTATGAATTATTTAATCCGCAGGGGAAATTATTATAATTATATGGCACATAATTTAAAATGGTTTACTAATAGAATAGGTAAAAGAATATTCAGAGATGATGACGGTTGCGGTTGTAATTTTTGTAACGATGTTGTCAAAAATGGATTAATAGTTTTTAACGAAAGCCACGCACAATATTTAGCAATGATAGATAACGATTTTGAAGCTTGCGGAGTAAAAATGAATTATAGAGATAGAAAATAATGTAGCTATCACGATAGCTTTAAATAATATGAAAAATAAATGTGGAGTTATTAATAGTGGAAAAACCAATAGTGCCTGTTTACCTATAATGGAATGGAAATGTTATTGCGAAACAACAGGCTGTCGGGAAATAATTAAAAGAAAAATTAATCTAAATAAGTTTTTTCCAGAAAAGTTTTAATTTCATCTCTGCTTTAATTTTAGCAAGCACCCTAACAAGTCAATGTCGTATTTATTCCGCTTCGCTTCATAAATCTCCACATATGACTTAGTCAGGGAACACCGCTTGCTTTCTTTCGGGCATAGATGAGAATTAACTCATCATAAGATTAAAAATATGAAAAAAGACATCGTAGAGTATTGCGTTGAAAATCCCGATGAAATTGTAGAAGACATAATGAAGAAATTTAATGTTCCGCAGTCAACAGCGTTTTATGCTATTTGTGAGGCGGCTAAAAAACTTAAATAAATAATATGTCTATCAAACAATGCGAGTGTGGTTCTAAAGATTTTTATGTCAGAGAGGATTATGCTTATAAGGCTGATTTAGATGATAAAGGCAGTCTTGATTGTGGAAAAGCAGACGGAGGAATAACTGAAATATGTTGTGCTAAGTGCGGTAAGCAATTTAGCGAAAATGATTTTAGTCAGATTAACTTTTAATAATATGGATAATTTATTAACACCGAGAGAAGCAGCTAAAGATTTAATAAGTGTTTATGTAGAAAGAGGCGACAGCCTTGAAAGTTTACGAGCAGGATACCAGGGAACTTCTGGCGAAGATTATTATGCTTGTATAGGAGGATATGTTGGAGAATTTCCAAATCTAAAGAAAGTTAGCAATGATAAAATTGTAGTGAGTAGGATTGGCAGTCAGAAAATCGAGCCTCAGATATTTTCGTTAGTGGAGTTATTTAATGAGATAAAGTTAGGAGTTAAGCAGGTAGCTTTATTTTAATTATATGAAAGAGTCTAAAGATTACATTACGATTGAATATAACAAAGTGTTTATTAATTCAGGAAGTAGCAAGATTGATGCGACAATAGCATTTAGAGTAGGTTTGGCGATTGGCTCAAAGGATTATAATGATATTAATTATTCAAAAATATGAAGAATGGAATTAATTTTTATAGTGCGGAGCAGATTTTTACTAATCCGAGTACCCTGTCTAGTAGAGATGGAAAGACTTGGAGAGTATCAAGACCGTTGGGATTTTATGGTTTAAGACATAGATTAAGAGCATTGATATTGGTTTGGCAAGAGAAGGCTGATTTGATTATTTGGCCAGAGTAGTAAGCCCTTCGGTGATTATAATTTTATGTAATTTAGTAATGGTGAGATAGTTAGATATGATAGAGCGATAGATTATATTAAGAAAGAGAATTATTCGGGTAGGCACATTTGGGCGTGTTTAGGAAGTGCTGGTTTTACATTTATTAGTGATATAAATAGATTCGCAGATTATTGCGATAGTATAAGGCAAACAAGATTTGCGAAGTTTATAAGAAGATAGTCCTAATAGGATTTAGTGAGAAATGGGCGAAAGCCTGTTTTTTGTTATTATCCCATTGCCCCTCCCCTGCTTTTAAACACTCTCGTAGCGGTTTCCGCTAAAGCGTCACCTTCTCAAGTCTTTAACAGCTACTGCCTTAATATACAGCCCTGTAAATATTCCGCTAACTCCTTATATAATTAGAGTTAGTTTTTTTAATCTGTAAATTGTTTATATCATTTTTTTTCTTATTTTTACAGGTATCTCATTATTTTTTACAGGTTTTTTTGAAAGATGAAATTGACATAAGGGAATTAAAGGATAGTCTTAGAGATGTTATTCCATTAAATTCAGGGGGTAGTTTTAAGCTCCTTTGGGATATGTTATATCATATCCGTTTACTTAAATATGTTCGCCGATCACAGCTAAAAGAAATTGACAGCCGATATTCAAAGATTTGTGCTACTAAAAAACTAACCAAATTAGTTGAACTTGACCTACTAAAGAATACCCAAAAAGATGTATATATTTCTACTTATAAATCGTTAGTCCTACTTAAACAGCTTAAATATCCAACCCAGACTTTACCTAAAAATATAACAGGCGAAGGGTTTATTAACGAACTAAATAACACAACAGTATTTATTCAAGCCCTAAAACTTCCTGATTATCACTCACTACTTTATCCTAATTTTGAATACATAAAACCAGATGCCTTACTTATTAGAGGCGATAATGTTAGATATAAATTAGAATTTATAGAGGTTGAGTCAAGCAAAGCTAACTGGACTAATTGGCTTGAAAATAAGAGAGTGAACTACTTAAAACTTGCTCAAGACAAACAGGTATATAATTACTGGAAAGAGCAATGTAATTTTATAAACTTACCTATTCCTGATATTAAAGATTTTAAGTTTTCAGTTAGTATAATTGGAAAAGTTAATCATAATTTTGGAGAGGGTCTTAATTTTATGGAGAAGTTATGAAGTTAAAAAGATTTACTGATTTACATCCTTTTTTATTTTTATATATAATGACTTTTATTATTGTTTTTATTTTCTTTATGGGTTCTGTATGCTATTATATCATTTTTTACGATGAATGGTTTTTTGATTTTAGGTTTTTATTAATGATAAGTATTCTGTTTTTCATCTTGTTTTCATTATTTATTTTTTCTAACGAATTTGATGAAATGAGAAAGAAATCTAATATATTAAAATTAAATATTGGTTTACGTGCGATTTATAAGATGAAAAAAAGGCTCCCAAAACTTATCTGCAAACATTGTCTTAAAACAATAATTGTTAAGAATATAGATTTAGCTTGTCCATTTTGTGATGCTAATTTTACTGTTACCGATACAGAAAAATCTATACAAATGGGAGATGTTTTTGCTAAAGGAGTTAGAAGTTTAGTTAATGAATCTACAATGGAAAAGATTTTATTTTTAGAGTGTCCGGCTTGTAGTAGTAAGATTAGGAATATTGATTGTTATCATTGTGGTAAAGAATTAGATTTATTTGAAGAATATGATGAATATAGTATAGAGAGAGATCGCTATGAGCCAATTTAAGGCAAAGACAGAATTAAATATTAATAAGGTGGATGTTCCCATTGAATATGATAACACCCCAGAAGAAGTTAGTAATTCTTATAATGATGTTTATGATTTTGCTCAAATTTCTATTGATAACTTAAGTAAAATATTACAATCTACTATTAACAGTAGAACCCCATTTTTTATATGGTCGAGAGAAAGGCAGAATGAAAAAATTAGGTTAGATAATGAAAAACAAAATCTAATATTAGATAAGATTAGCATACTGCAGTCAACTATTACAGATATTAACCAATTAAAGGCAGATATATTTTTTAGTGCGGAGTATATTAATAATCTTATAGCAGACAAAAAAATGAGAGCCGAGCATTATTTTCAATTAGCCATTGCTCAACACAAGGAATCATTAACTGGAATAAAAGTTAATATTGATTTAACTAATTCATTGGTAGACCACGACCAAATAGATAAAGATAGAAAAATTAAAACCAATCAAGGAATTGATGCCGATAACGCAATTAAGTTAGCACAAGCAAGAAAACTTCAAGCCGAAGCCGAAAACATGGAGTCACTAAACGAGCTTAGAAAAATAGTGATGAGTAAAATTGACTTTGATAATTTTCCACACGCTTATATTTCCGATTTAGTAATTGCTTTATCTGGTGTGAATATGAAAACTTTTAGCCAGTTTGAAATGGAAGATAGTTTGAATAAAATTTTTGAGAGAATGGAGAACGCTAAAGCCAGAAAAGCCGAAGCAGAAGTTGATGACTTTATGAACTCTGCTGAATTTAGGAAATGGAAGAACGACAAAACGAGAAGAGATGGCGAATTATAATCTTAAACTTGGTTTACTTCAAGACCTTGATTCAGAAATGCCTTACATAACAGATATTAGGAAGCGTTTTAATCACACCTATATAATCGGAAAGTCTGGTATGGGTAAATCAGTCTTAATGGAACGAATGGCTGATTATGATTTGAAGCATGGACTGTCTGTTATTTTCATTGACCCTAAAGGAGATAGCGTAAATAAACTGACTGGTAATGAAAACTATAAATATATTTCTTTTAAGCACCCCGTTAAGATTAACCCACTAAGACGAAAAGGTTATAAAGTTGACACGCTAATAAGAGAGTTTACTGATGTTATGGATATTATGATAACTGCTACTTCCATTAACCCAGAAGCAACAGTTAGAATGAAAGAGATTTTATCTAAGGCAATTAAAGGATTTAAGGAAGAAGACCGGAGTCTAAAATTCTTAAATGAGTTTTTAAGTTTTAAGGATATTCGTAAGTCTTATAGTTTTAGTGATCCTCTAACAAGAAAATGGTTTTATGAAATAGAAGACACCAACAAAAGCGGATTTAAGAAAGCTAGTGATTATATAAATACAATGTCATCTATTTCAAGCAGACTATCTCAATTCTTAGACAATGATGAAATGAGCCAATTCATAACAACAGAAGAAAATGAATTTGATATAGCTTCACTAATAGAACAAGGTCAATCTTTACTTATAAATACGAATACAAGCGATAACGACAATCAGCGTTTTTTGTCAGCTCTTATTCTCTATTCTGTTTTTTCTTATATTAAAGATGATTCTGTTAAACGACCACTTATGATTTATATTGACGAATTTCAATCTAGTGTTAATTCTAGTTTTCCTTCTTTACTTCAATATGCTAGAAGTTGCCAAGTTGGATTTACTTTATCACATCACGACTTTTTAGAAATCAATCCCAAAGTATTGAGTTCAATATTTGGTATTGTCAGTTCTTATATTGTTTTTAATTGCGGTGATACCGAAGCGGATAGATTAGCTTCTATTGTGAGGGCAAGCAAGGCTGATATAATAGATTTAGATGATTATACCGCCTATCTTAGGCTCGGAACTAAAAACAGCTTAATTAAGACCTTTCCACCCCTTAAGAGCAATGTAGAGCCACCACCCACTACCATATCAAAAGAACCTGTTAATAATTTCCTATCTAACGACTGGATTATGTTATAATTAAATAGTTAGAACATTTAGGGGAAGACCCTTTATGAACCGAACTTGCCACAAAGTGCCAATAATCTATTAAACATACCGCAAGGCTAATGAGTTGATAAGACTCTAGTTTAATTAGGAATGTCCAGCGGTTTGGTTATAATATAACACTAAGTTGAGGACAAGGCTTTTGGTATATTATTTTTTGGCAAAGCACTATTAAAGAGCCGGTTAACGCCGGCTTTTTACTTGACTGTAAATTTATTGTTATGATATAATATATCTGTACATTAAAAAAGGAGTCCATAATGGAATTTCTAAACTTTCAAGAGATAAGTCAAAAAGTTCAATTTCAGAATTTATTAGATTGGCTTAATATTCCCTACAACGCCATAAATGGCGAATTAAAAGGAGATGGATTTATAATCACAATCTCCAAGAATCTTTATTTTAACCCCAACGGTGAAGATAAAGGAAGCGTTATTAATTTTCTTTCTAAACACAAAGGTTTAGATTTGAGAAGCGCCGCCCAAGAACTTAAAAAACAGTTCTTAATAGAAGCTAAAGAACCTCTAAGAGAATTACCTAATCTTGAATTACACTACTGCCCTTTCTTAGAAGAAAAAGGATTTTCTAAGGAATTTTGTGAAGAATACGAGATAGGCTTAGTCAAACAGCATTCCATAATGGCCGGAAAGATAGTCTTTAAGACTTATAACGAACTAGGTCAGCATTCTGGTTATGTCGGTTATAATTTCACTAAAGATGAGTGGTTTTTCCCTAAAGGTTTTAAGAGAACATTATATAATGCTCACCGAATTAAATCCGATGAGGTTTATTTAACTGTTTCTATTTGGGAAACCTTAAATCTAATTAAGCAAGGTATATCGTCAGTTGCCTTAATAGGAAAATCAATGACTGATATTCAAGCCGATCAATTATCGCAGTTCACCCGTGTAGTCCTTGTCCACCCCGAACCAGATAATATCATTGTAAGACTTTCGAAAAAATCTTTTGTTAAAGTAAGCCCCCAATAGAGGGGCTTTTTTTCTTGACATAATTTTTATATGTGATATAATAATAATATATGTTGTGGTGTAAATTGAATTGCCACACTATATGTTGTTATGACAGATTTATATTTACAGTTTATAGACGAGATGAGCCATGAAGAAAGAAGCATATTTTTATATCGCTACATTTTAAAACTCTCAAACCACGAAACCGCTAAGAGATTAAAAATGCCTATCAGAGAAGTGATTTTATTAGCAGACTTATTAAAGCCAGAACTGGTTAATTGTAAGAAAACAGTCTTTGAAGCATTTGGCGTTTAGTCAATATGTTATAATTAATAATAGAAACGGATAAGACAACACCATTATGGCGACACTTATCATAAAGTAATAATTAGCACAAGTGAGGGATAATACCCTCTATTTGTGCTTTCTAATATGAAAACTAGTGATAAACTATTCGTTATAAGAAAATATATTTTTGCTAAAAGTGCTATACAGGCTATTAGAAAAGATAAGACTACTCCTGTTGATGATTGTTGGATAGATGAAGAATTTAAAAAAACAAATCCAGGAGCTTCGGCTATTGGATTTATAGATTATAGACAAGAAGAATAATATGATAAAAGTTGGAAGACCAACTAAATATTTAGAAGAATACATTAATAAGGTTGATGAGTATTTAGATATTCATAAAGATATTGAACTTGAAAAAATTGGATTAAGGAATGAAGATAAGGGATATGAAAAAATTGAGTATATATTAAAAGTAGATTTACCAACCGTAGAGGGATTTGCTCTATTCTTAGGAGTAAATAAAACAACTCTTTATGAATGGGAAACAAAACACCCTGAATTTTCCAACGCTTTAGACAAAATTAGAACGGAACAACAGACAAGATTAATAAATGAGGGCTTATCTGGTAATTACAATCCAACTATAGCTAAACTTATCTTAAGTTCTAACCACGGAATGAGAGAAAAAACGGAAACAGACATTACTACTAAGGGAGAAAAAGTCAGTGGCTTTAATTATATAATTCCAAATGACAACGATAACTCCAACAATAAAACCACTTCCTAAGCAACACCTAGCTTGGCAAAAACTTTTAGATACAATAACTAAATATATCCTTTTTGGTGGTGGTGCTGGAGGAGGTAAATCTTGGTTAGGTTGTGAATGGTTGTTGGTAATGTGTTATCAACACCCAAAGACCAAATGGTTTATTGGTCGTAAAGAATTGAAACGCTTAATGGCTAGTAGTTACGAAACATTTAAAAAGGTTTGTTCATTTCATAATATACCTGATACTGACTGGAAATTAAATGGTCAATATAATTATATAGAGTTTATTAACGGATCTAAGATAGATTTACTTGATGTTAACTTTGAGCCGAAAGACCCGATGTTTGAGAGGTTTGGTTCATTAGAATATACTGGTGGTTGGCTTGAAGAAGCCGGAGAAATAGATTTTAAAGCTTTTGATGTTTTAAAAACTAGAGTTGGTAGACATTTAAATAAAGAATACGGAATACACCCTAAACTTTTAATAACCGCTAATCCTAAAAAGAACTGGTTGAAACGATTGTTTTATTTACCATTTTTAGCTGGAACACTTAAGGCAACTTATGCGTTTATACGTTCTCTTTATTCTGATAATCTTTACACCTCTGATATTTATGGAGAACAATTAAATGAAATATCTGATAAAGCAACAAGAGATAGATTAAGAGATGGAAATTGGGATTATGATGATGATAAAGCCTGTTTAGTTAATTCTAGCGCAGCTAAAGATATTTATACCAATACAGTTGATGACGGAGAAAAATATGCCACCCTTGATATTGCCAGATTTGGCAAAGACACAACTAAACTTTATTTGTGGAAAGGATTTAAAAATTATAAACGTATTACTTGGCATTATCAAGATACTGAAATTACAGCAACAAAAGTTAAAGACATATTAGCGGAAGAACGAATACCATATAGCCACGTTATAGCTGATGAAGTTGGTGTTGGTGGTGGTGTGATTGATAAACTAAGGGGTATAAATGGTTTTATTTCTAACTCAAGACCCCTTGAAAATCCTAATGCTATTCCTGTTAATGTAATTAGAAACGGTAAAGAAGTTGATATTGTTCCTAGAGAAAATTTTTCTAGTCTTAAAGACCAATGTGGTTATCTGTTAGCTGAAAAGATAAATTCTCACGAAATGAAATTGGATGTAGATGATGAAATTGAGAAAGACAGAATTTTAGAAGAAATTGGAGAACTTAAAGACTTAGCACCAGATGAGGACGGAAAAAAACGATTAGTTCCTAAAGACATCATCAAGGAAAACATCGGGAGAAGCCCAGATGATTTAGATAATCTAATAATGAGAATGTGGTTTGTCTTAGAGAAAAAAGATGACAATAAAAAATTTAATGAGATAATGAAACACAATGAGGAGGACTATACACCGACTCCTTATAAATAATATGAATATTACAACTCAACCGAACTCACAAAAAATGGTAGATTTAATCTTGAATGAGGTTAATGTCTTTAAGACAAAAACTATTGACCTATCTGATAGAAAGAATTTTAATCAATACGAAACAATCCAAGATAATATAACTCATCAGAATAAAGGATTCTTAACAGAACTAGCCCCAGGCCAAATAGACGATAGAGAAGCTTATGACATTATTTCTCCAATGATAGAAACAGGAGTCGCTAATACTGATTTAGACTCTAATCACATTGATACCTACACAGACGACCCAGAATATCAAGCCCAAGAGTTATTATCTAATGTTCTTATTAAGAGATACAACAGACAAACCAATCAAGGTGTTGTTCTCAATGAAATGGTCTATCAGTTATTTGACGATGGGAATATTGTTGCTAGACGAGTTGACGGAGAAGGAGAAATATATAGACCTGTATTACCACAGAACTTAATTATTGTTGACCCTTCTGCTAGAACTTTAGAAGATACGGCAGTTATTGAACGTAACACAATGAACCAGTCCGAGGTTAGAGGTGTTAAGGGTTGGGAGAATACTGATTTACTTTTTAACTATTGTGATCTAAGCGAAACAGATTTAATTCCTTTTTACGAGATATATTATTTCTATGGTGATTTATCCAAGAAACGATTAGGAAGTATTAAAAAGGAAGTTCATGGAACTAAATACAAATACACTAAAGGAGATAATAATGATTATGTTCAAGCAGTAGTAGTAATAGCGAGAGCTAAAGACGGGGTTAGAAACGAAGAAGGAAAAGAAATCCCCGGATTTGTTCTTTTCGCAGAAGAATTAAAACCACAGATTATTAAGGTTACTAAGAGAATTAAAATTAAACGCTATAAGCCTTATGAGTCTGTTAGACTTGGTAAATTTAATGGTAGGTTTTGGGGAGAAGGTTATAGAGAAATAGGTAGACCATATCAGAATAGAGCTAATGAGTTAGGTAATCAGATTAGAGATATAATGAAACTAGCTTCCAAAATGGTATTTTGGTCTAATGACCCTGCTATTGCTGGAAAGAATATTTTGTCAGCTATTAAGAATGGACAGATTTTACAAGCCAAAGATTTGAACTTACTTAACAACGTATTCCCTAACCTTTCCTTATTTGCCGAAGAATGGAATAGAAATATAAATGAATGCCAAAAAGCCTTAAAAGCTTTTGAAGCCGCTTCTGGTGAGTCATTACCTTCTAGTGCTTCCGCAACAGCTGTTATTGCCCAGACACAAGCTATAGGAAAATACTTTGACTTAAAGAGAGAACGATTTGGTTTATTCCTTGCCATTATTTATAAGCGTTGGGTATTGCCTGATTTATTAAAAGGATTAGACGATGAAGAAGTTGTTGAATTAGTCGGAGATATTTCTTTTATAGACGATATTATTACAGCCTACGTTAGAGGTTCAATTATAAAAAATGAAATGTTACAGGTGGCTCTATCAGGTGGAACAATGTATCAAGAAATATTTGATTTATTATCTGAAAGTAAAAAGCAAGAATTATTAAAACAACCTAAGTTATTTGCTACTATTCTTAAAGACTTCTTTAAAGGGATTGAGTTATATGTTGGTATAAACGTAACCGGAGAAGGATTTAATAAACAAAACAAACTTACTAATATTCTTAAGATGATTGAGTTTGAACCAGACCCACAGAATAGACAAGACGATTTGAATGAAGCTCGTCAAATGTTAGGTCTTAAGGTTAGAAAAGGAAACCCAGCACCGCAAAATACACAACAAGTACAATCTCCTAGTTCTAAAGATTTACCTATGATAGAAAAATCTGCTGATAATTCGCAAGTTGCTAATGCCAATATGCTATAATATAAATATGAAATACGACCTTAACAATTTAGAATATTTAGATGAATTAAAAGAAGCTGGTAATTCAAAAGCTGGAAAAATCATTGTTGATTTTATTAAAGCAGAGCTAGATAAAGTTAATCTTGATAGCATTAATGAAGAAAAGACCGCAGAAGAAATCGGAATTGATTATAAATCAATTAAAGCAACAAAAGAGTATCTAAAAAAGTGTTTAAGTTATTTAATATAACAGGAGGTAAGACAAATGTGTTACTAACTGTTCCGCAACTATGTCAAATGACATTAAAGAGCCTAAGTTAAAAAACGAGGGCGAAATCAGAGAGGAAATTATCAAAGAGTATGAACTAGACGGAGATGAAGAAGGTAATCAAAAGTTTATCTCTAAGTTAACTTCCGAGCGATTAGAAACCCAGAAGAAGATTAGCACCGCTATTGGGCAGAAGATAAAAATCAGAGCAGGTAAAGATTTTTATAAGAAAGTCTTAGAAGATGCGAAGCTTGACCCAAAAACGGGTAAACCTCTGGAAGCAGATAAGCAAGTTCAAGTTAAAGAGGAAAATTTTGTCACTAAAGAGGAGTTTGAGAAAGATAAACTTCGCAGACAATTTAATGACCTCGATGATGAAGAATTTGAGTTTGTCAACTCTTATGCTAAGGGTAAAGGCGTACAGTTTAAGGAAGCGTTAGAAGATAAGTTTGTTAAAAACTACTTCGAAACATATGACGCCAATAACCGAATAGCCGGAGCGACACCGCCCCCCTCTACTAGATTTAAGTCTAGTGATAATGAGGAGGATAAAGCATCTAAAGAATTTGATAGGGATTTACCTGTCGGGTTCTCTTCTAAGAAAAACTAACTAATAATTTTATGGATTTTAGACTAAAAGACGGAGAACAAGTACGCACTGTTAAGTGCTTAATTGCTTCCGCAACTGTCCTTGAAGCCGGAGATTTGGTTGAACTAAGTTCTGGCTTAATTGTAAAAGCTGGTGCTACTGCTGCCGCTTTAGCATGGTGTCCGAACGGTAGTGCTGACGGAGAAACAGAAGTTGATATTTCTGTAGGTAATGACTTCACATTACTTGGTACTGGCGATGGTGTATTTGCTGTTGCTTACAAAGGCACAGAGGTTGACCTTGCTGGTACAACTAACCTAGTAATTGATGTCACTGGTGGTACTACTTATAAGGTTTTGAAGTTTGGTATTGGTAAAGATACTGGTGTTGTCGATTCTACTGACAATATTGAGGTTCGTATCAATAAGCCGCTGTTCTAAATAATTAATTTAACTTTTTTACTCGTATGACTTACGAATACGCATTACAAAAGGTCAAAGGGATTAAGAAATCATTTGATAATGCTATGGCTAACGCCATTGATCAATATCGTGATAACCGAATTGTTGACCTTTACCCTACAACAGAAGTTTTTGAAATATTTACTTCCACCGAGGGTATGACTGGTGCTAAGGAATTATCTAATTCCGAGACTCCCCCAGTTCTTACCTTACAAGACGGATATTCTGTCCAAATTGAAGAAAAGCGTTTTGGTGGTGCTATTGAATTAGACGAAGAAGAATATCGCAGAGAAGCTAATGACAGTTCTACTAAAGTTCAGACTTCTCTTATCCGCAAACGTAATAAGTTGTTGATTGCTAATAAGAATTTGTTCTTGACTGAAATGTTCAAGTTCTTAAACTATGCTTTTGCGACTACCTACTTTGCCGCTCCTGATGCCGCCGCTTTAGGTGCTACTCACACTTGGAAGTCTGGTGAGACTTTTGCTAACAACGGTACTGCTAAATTAACTAGCTCTGCTATTGATACTTTAGAGGAATACGGTGGTGCTATGACTGATGGAGCTGGTGTTCCAATGCCTTTAGATTTTGACACTATTGTTGTTAAGAAAGGTTCTGCTAACGAACGAGAAGCTATCAAGCTTTTTTCTTATGGTATTAAACCAGTTGCTGTTGCTGATATAAATATTTACGAAGGTTCTAAAACTATCGTATCTACTCCTTATATCACCACCGCTAACAAGAATTATTGGTTTGCTATCGCTTCTAAAGACCCTAATGGTAATCCGTTAAAAATTGGTATCGGTGAATATCCGACACTTAGAGAACCGATCAAGCAAAACAATGAAGCTATCCGAACTAATTGCACTGGCTTTTGGAAGCAAGGGATAGTGAATATGCCTTACAGCATCTACGCAAGCACGGGCGCAGCTTAGGTTTAACATTTTATAACTTTCTGTTATAATATAAGTGGGTACGACGGTCGCAAGTGGGGGTGGTAGTTGGTTTACTGCCCCCTAGCCCAATCTTAATAATTAACATCAATCTCTAATAAGTTCTCTAACTAACATAAGGCTTTGACCTTATTACTCGCAGACAAGCGAGTTAAAAAATAACACATATGCATTCAAATAAATTTGTTTCAGTTGGTAATGGTTTCTCTGTTTTAAATAGCGGAGTTGAAACCGCAGTTATCAATCAAGATGGAACATTAAACGGAGGAACTGTTATAGATGACGCTTCCATTTCATTAGCTAAATTAACCACTGGTATTACCCCTAGCCACGTTGTTAAATTTGTTGCTCTTGGTAGCACAATTACAACTACTGCTTTAGCTGGTTTAGCTGTTGGTGATTTAGTTATTCAAATTATAGCAGCGGATGGCACAGTAACAGCTAAGCTTTGTGCAACTGTTAACACTTTACCAACCGACCCAGCTGATTTGGACTACATAATCGTATTAAGAGCTGCTGCTTAGTAGATATTTAGGGTTCTCTTTTAGAGAGCCTTATAATATTTATTAATTAACATAAAATTATGATTAATTTTTACACGACTATAACTGATGAAGCAGGAGATGTAGTTAAACAGAATTGGAATACAAAAAAAACTGTAAGGGGAAAAAAGGTTGACGGAACAATTAACCGAGAAACAACCTTAGAGGATGTTGCTAGAACAGCCTTGCTCGGTTCTTATGATGATGAACTAGATGATGATATTTTACCACGCTATCAGTTATTCCGAAAAATACAAGGCAAAGGTGATGTAAATTTAACTTATAGAGAAAAGAAATTATTAAAACGCTTTATCTGTAAAAAACATAATGTGTTATTTTCAGGACAAGCATTAGAATTAATCAATTAATATGCAAAGATTTAATTATGAGGGTCGTTGGTACACCTTAGAACAATATCAAAAACTCTTAAATCCAGTTGAAGAAGTAATTGAAGAAATAAAAGTTGAATTAGTAGAGGAAGAAGAAAAAGTAGAAGAAGTAAAGTCCACTAAATCAACTTCAAAACCTAAGGTTAATAAATCTAAAAAGAAATAATATGGAAGATTATATCTTAAAATCTATCAGGGCTAGTCTGATTTTAACCGATACCTATGTAGTAGGAACTGTTTTAGACTTAGCTTCTAAATACAATAAAATTGCTTTACTACTAGATTTTTCTAAGGGCAGTTTAACCACCGCAGAAATCAAAATAGAGTTCTCACCTGATAATACTAACTGGTATCAAGAAACATCTAGTGTTATTACGTCTGGAGTAAGTGCTGATGTTTTAACATCTCATCAGATTGATACTACTGGAAAATATCGTTTATTAGTTCCTACTGTTGATCGCTATATGAGAGTTTCTGTTAAGGGAACGGGAACTATGACTAATTCCTTAATGAAGGTTGACGCTGTTTTAGCTAACACCGAAAACTAATTAGAAAAATATGTTTACAATTATTTCAAAGTCTTGGACTTTAATTAAACCCGATTTAATTAAGATTGGTAAAGGAGCTTTAATCGCTATCGGTGGAGCTATGGTCGCTTATCTAGGTCAAGTTAGCGGTATGATTGATTATTCTCATTACGGAATTTTTGGGTCTATTGTAGCGGTGTGTGTTAGCACTAGTTCATCCATTCTAATAAATGTTTTGAATAAGTGGATTAACACAAGTACTTACCTAGATTAATATGTCAGAATTATTCGGTTGTTTATTCCAACTTCTAATCGGTTTATTCTTTATCTGGTTTATAATGATTAACCCAGAATTAGTAACAGGTTTAGTGTCGGCAATGTCACAAGTATTTAACTTGATAATCCAACTGTTAACGCAAATTATTAACGCAATATAATATGGATTACTTTATAAACTTCATTTTTTACACCCTAGCCTTAGTTGGTATCTGTTTAATCGTAGGAGTTGCTACCGAACACATATTTTTGACTTTTTAACTATATGACTACCGTTAGGGATTTAGAAAAAAAATTTATGGATGAGATACAATCTATCAATAACAAGTTGGGAGATTTAGCCTTGAAACTTGAAGGCTTACCAGAAAGAATTATGGAGAAAGGTGATAATAGATATGCCTCCAAAGAAACAGAAAATCGTTTTAATGCTTTACAAGCTAAAATAGAAGAAAGAAATTATGATTGGGTTAAGTACGCAATCGTAACATTTGTAGGAATAATAATAGCTGTTTTTTTCTCTGATAAAATTGGTTTATAAATAATATCACAAGTTAAAATAGTTCTTTACAATAGGAGGTTATAATGGAAACTCAATGGAAGTTTTCTCATTATCAGATGAATCCTCTAGGCAAAATATGGTTTTGTTGCCAGTGCGGATTTGGCTGTGAATGTTTCACAACTTATAGCGTTACACCACAACACTGTGCTGATAGATTAAGAAAATCTAAAGTACAAGAAATCAGACAATCTTTACGAGGTCATAATAAGAAATCACCTCAAACAAACCACTTCGGAGCTTAACCGCTCCATTTAACAAATTAAAAACCCTATATGGAACTTAAAAGGCAAGAATGTATTATTTTTAGTAGAGTTGTCGGATGGCTAACTCCGACTAAGAACTGGAATATAGGAAAACAAAGCGAATGGGAACAGCGTAAAGAATATAAAATAAAATGTCAGCAATAAAATTACAACTACCATTAAAACAAATTATAGTTACTCAACCTTTCGGAGTGAACTATTTAGATTTTTATAAGAACATGGGTCTAAACGGACACAACGGAATTGATTTTAAAGCTTACAACGGAACAGAATGTTATGCTACTCACTACGGTATAGTGACTTTTGCTGGAGTAGACGGAGATGGTGGAGTATCTGTAACACTAACCGACCAAGTCAATCATTTTAAAACTATTTACTATCACTTGGAATCTGTAGCTTGTAAAGAGGGTGATAAAATACAAGCTGGTCAAGTAATTGGTTTGTGCGACAACACAGGTAAATATACAACTGGTTCTCACTTACATTTTGGTTTAAAACTCTTAGACGACGACAATTTTAATGTCCTTAATTATAACAACGGATTTAAAGGAGCTGTTAATCCCGCCACTTTCTTTACTGCTACTTATACCGGTCAAGAAATTAGTCCTAAAGATTGGGATAAATCCAGATGCTATCACCGGTACTACAGAGGTAGACCAAATGGTGGTTATTGGATTGAAAAATATCGTGTAGTCCCTTCTCTTACCGCATATCTCAAAAGACTTCCAACTAATGAAGAAATAAACGCTTGTACTTATGGAGGTTGGGATAGAGAAGTATTAATAAATCCAGCGATGTATATTATTTGGTCACAGTTAAAGAAAGACGAATACTTAGCAGGAGAGAAACCAGTTAATTCTTTTTAATTTATGTCATTTCAACTTTCAGATTTAAGAAGCGATGCTAGATACTTTGTATTTGGCGATAGCACCAAGACCGCTTACGGAGATACTGATTTAGACCGTAATATCAACCGTTGGTATGAGTCCATCCTATCAGAAATTTTTGCTGTTAATGGGGAATGGCAAGTAAACGGAGATATTGCCACTTGTGATTTAGTGGCAGACCAAAATGAATATCCCCTACCAACAGATATTTTGAAACTTAATAAAGTTTATATCAAACCCACCTCTACTGATGACTATCTAGAAGCCACACAACGAGATTTATCAGAAGTCCACGAAGATAATTCCACTTACAACCCTACTACACCGGAATTTGATTTATTGGATAATTCTATCTTTGTTTTCCTATCCGATAGCATAGTAGACGTAACTGACGGATTAAAAATTGTTTATCAAAAAGACTTAACCGAACTTTCAGAAACCACAGATGCTCCTAATATTTCCGAACCATTTAAGAGATTACTTTCTATGGGAGCAGCGTTTGATTATTGTCTTGCTAACGAATTAAACAACAAGGCTAAGAGTTTGAAAGTAATGATTGATGAAGCTAAAGCAAGTCTAGTTGACTCATACGCCAACCGATCAACAGTTAAGCCAACAATCTTAGAGCCAGAAAAACAAAATTATTATTAATATGTCTATTCCAAAGATGACAAAAGAAAAGGAGGATGAACTACTGAAAGAATTTAATGATTGTATGGAAGAACATAAAGCAATATCAAGAAAATCAATCCCAACAAAATTTAATAAATTAATTAAATAATTATATGGCAGTATCACTGACCAAAATAGACTCCTTTGTGGAGAAAGTAGCCGAGAAGTCGTTTAACTTAGGTTCAGACCAATTGAAGATAGCTTTAACAAATACAGCTCACACTTCTACTTGGTCGCAGTTATCAGAATTAACTGAAGTTAGTTACACCAATTTATCTGGTGCGACTCCGTTAAATGTTACAACCACAAGTTCCGCCCAAACTTCTGGAACTTATAAGTTAGTCTTAGCGGATTTAACCTTAACCGCAACGGGAGCAGTTGGCCCGTTCCGTTATATTTATCTCTATGACGATTCCGCAACCAATAAAGAATTGATTGCTTATTACGATTATGGTTCTTCAATTTCATTAGCGGATGGAGATACATTTACTATTGACTTTGATGCGAGCAATGGAGTAATTCAAATTGCTTAGTAATTTTTTAGGGGAGTAGCGGGGGGAATCCCGACTCCCTTAAAAAGATTATTAGTTTAAATTGGAATATATGGCTTCAATATTTACAGACGATTTTAATTCTTATAGTGACGGTGCCATAGTTGGCCAGGGCAGTTGGACTAATCAACAAGAAGGAGATAAGTTTACTGTTCAGGGGACAACAGTTAAGGAGGGAGCTAAGGCGCTCCAAGTTGTTATTGGTGGAACAATTACCCCAATTATTCATAAAACTGGAACAGGGGTCGCCACTGGGAGATTATCTTTTTATGTAAGAAAAACAGGAACAAATCACGAGTTTATAGTATCTATTGAAAAAAGGTCAACTACTCAAGGAGCTATAGTTAAGTTTGATGCGTCTGGGAATATAACTTATTTTAATGGCTCTACTTATGCGACAATACAGGCGTATAGTGCCGATACTTGGTATTTAATAGAGGTTGAGTGGAGAGTATCAGACCATAAAGCAAGATATAGAATAGATGGGGGAACCTGGACTGATTACTATGCTGTTAATGGCTCTACTTGGACTGAGTTAGATGCTGTTAGATTATTTGGCGATGCTAGTATATCGGGAACGTCTTATATAGATTACATAGATGAAAACCCAATAGTAACTACAATAATTTATACCCTTATCTGCGCTCAATCCTCCTTTTCTCTAACAGGAATATCCGCCTTATTCACTAAAGCTCTAAATCTTATAGCTTCTGTTGGAGATTTTGCCTTAACTGGAATAGCCGTAATTCTAAACAGAGGAAAAACTTTATTTACTACTGTCGGCAATTATACTGTAACTGGTGTTAACATAAGTTTCACTAAAGCTCTAAATCTTATAGCTTCTGTTGGAAGCTATACACTAACAGGGATAGACACTATTTTAAGTAAAGGTTTACATATGGTCATTTCTGTCGGAGAGTTTGCTTTAACAGGAATTGATTTACTTTTTCATCGGGGTTGGGTTTTAATTGCTTCTGTCGGAGAATATACTTTAACAGGGATTGATGTTATTCTTAATAAAGGTTATAAACTAATTACTTCCGTTGGTGAGTTCACTCTCACAGGTATTGATTTACTAATTCATAGAGGATATAATTTTGCGGTTAATGTTGGTTCATTTATTCTTACTGGTATTGATGTAGTGTTTCCTGGAAAAGGTAATTGGTTATGGACTAATCGCACAAAGCCAACAACTAGTTGGACTAATCGCACAAAACCCTAATGCCATTTCTACAAATAAACAATTCTGACTTTCTAAAAGGAATGTCCTTAACCGACTATTCGGGTGATAAGGGCTTTTCGCCGTTAAGCAAAGGTTTTGAAGTTGATAGAACTTCTAAACTAGGATTACTACAAGCAGGAAGAAGTTTAACTGATTACAGCACTAATTTAGACAGTCCTGTAATAGCAAAAGTAAAACACTATCGCAGTAATACTTTTTACTACTACTTGGTTTGTGAGAATAGTAAAATATTTGAAACTAACGCCGAAATAACACCTTCCAATACATTAAAAGATACTGCTACAGGAAAAGCTTTTGCGGCCGGCCAATCCCACGCTTACGATTATCAGAATAAATTATTTATAACTTCGACTACTGATATTTATTATGATGATTTTACTTTTGCTTCACCAGATAAAACTTGGTGGACAACTACTCTAGGAAAGACAGCCTTAACCGCAGGAGTTCCACACAAAATGTTTGAGTTTGGAGAAGTCCTTTATATTCTAAATGGAAATATTATAGCTTCTTGGGACGGAACAACCGCCACAGACGCCGCCTTTACTTTACCGACTGGATGGATAATTACAGATGCCGAGATTGATAACGATATTGTTTATCTTACTATCACTAAGACAGTAGCGGACTACATAAAAAATACTCAGACTAAAATTATTGTTTGGAATGGAGTATCTTCTACTACTTGGTTAAGGGAAGTTCCTGTTTACACCCCCTCAATTTCTGCTATAAAGAAAGCTGATCAAGGCTTTATTTTCTTTGCTGGTCGTAGTATTTATTTCTTTGACGGATATAATTACCAATGGCTTAGAAATATATCTAACAATCCAAATTTTAGTCAGGTAATTTCTTATAACGGTAATATCTATTATGCTGATTATCAGTCTATCGGTGCTTATAATACTAGACTAAAGATTTTTACTTACCCAGTTTATTACACAGGTAATATTTCTGCTTTAGATATTTCTTATTCCGATTACCTTGATGTTTTCACTTACGACAACAAAATGTATCGGGCGATGAACAATAATTATTCAGGCTCTACCTTCCTATCTAATTGGTACGAGTTAGGAAATGTTAAGATAAAAAAGGTAGTATTAGGATTTAACGGAGCATTAGCCACCAACTCAACTTATACCTTTACAATTTACGACGAAGCAAGTACACAAAAATATACCGATACTATTTCCAAAGCATTAGACGGGGCTGTTTCGGTTGTGGTTAGAAATAATGTAAATGTAGATGTTTGTTTAGCTCAATTCAGATTACAGTTCAACAACACTGCTAATTCCGCTGTTCGTTTTATTCATATCTATTACGAGCCACTTGAAAACTATGTTAGCAAATAAAACACAAGATATAGTGGTAGGAAACAACAACACACCACAAGATATAGAAAATCAGAAATTTACTGTTCCCACCAATATTAAATATCTTGAAGGATTTATTGAGACCCTTTCTGCTATTCCAACCTTTACACCTAAAAAATTTTGGGATAGTCTTAAAATAGTTGATGACGGAACTAATTACAGATTATATATTTTTAATTCTAAATCAGGAGAATGGAAATATGTTAATTTGTCTTAATGGTATAATATATATATGGCTAATTTTTATAAACAAAACGGAAGCTACTTCAATTCAACTGATAATTCTAAGATTTTAAATCCAACTGATTTACAGACTCTAGCTAGTGCAGGTGGAAAAGAAATATCAGCTCCCACTATTCAACCAAAAGTAGATTCCTCTACTCTCAATCTTGGCGTTCAAAACTCAAATGTTAATTTACCTTCTTCCAATGATCAAGCGGTTAGTTTATATACTGACCGGACTATTGCTGATGGAACAAAACAACAAACCGATTTACAAGCTGAACTTAACAACCTAAAATCTCAAAGAATAAAAGATACTCAAACTCAATTAGCCAGTGAACAGGCAACCAATAATAATCTTGTCACAGATAAGAATACACAGATTACGAATTATGACACCAAAATGAACCCCTTGAAGGATAAGGCAGTCGGTATTTACGACTCAATGCTTAATTCTATTAAGGACACCAACTATACCGAATTAGTCCAACAGAAACTAAACCTGACTAATGATATTGTCAACTACTCCAAGATGATGAGTGATGAGCTCGCAACCGCTTCTAGTAGAGGTGGTATTTCTTCTATTGCGACTAATAGGTCTAATGACATTAAAGAAAATTACACTTCTAAAATTGCTATAGCCCAAGCATCTCAATCAGCTATTGACGGAAATTTTAATCTAGCTTTTGACATAATGGATAAAGGAGCTAATGCTATTCAGAATCTAACTACTGATAGAATCAATTTTATCAATACAGTTAAAGGAATATACGACCAACCTATTAGCGAATCAAACGCTAAAATTACTACTCTTACCGCAGACCAAAAGAAACTTTTAGACCAAGCAGTTAATGATGCTCAAACAAAATTAGACAATGTTCAAGCTAACAAAGATACTATAATGGAATTGATGAGGACGAATCCTATAATTGCCAATAAAGCTGGATTGTCTTTAACCGATACACCAGAAAAGATTACGCAAAAACTTAACGACTTTTATGTTGCTAATCCGCAATACACACCAGATAATCAAGCGTGGATTAAGGGAGTTATGGAAAAATACTACGATGCCGGTATTACAATGAACGATTCATTAGTAACTGTTAAGAGTAAGGTTTTAAATTCAAACTCATATAAGAACGAACAAAGCACCAACCAATTAAAATTAACTGAAAGTGGTTTTGTTTATGACAATAATGGAAATCTTGTAAAAGATGTTTCTAGTTCTACTGCCGACCAAATAGCAGAAGCAATTAAACAAGTTGAGAGTGGTGGTAATTATAACGCACAAGGAGGAAGTGGAGAAAACGGAGCTTATCAATTTATGCCAGCAACATGGCGGGCTTGGAGTTCTGATTATGCTAGTCAGGTATTACAAGAATCAGTCGCTAAACTTCCTATGACAGAAGAAAATCAAGATGCTGTTGCTAAATGGAAAATTCAATCTTGGTTAGACCAAGGATTAACACCTCAACAAATAGCTGCTAAGTGGAATAGCGGAAGTGAAATTGGTTGGGAAAATAAAATAGGTACAAACTCTAAAGGGATTGCTTATGATGTCCCGTCTTATGTTAATAAGGTTGTTAAGGCTTTAGCTGGAAACGAAAAAATTAATAATGATGTCATTAATTGGGCTAATCAAGTATCAACTGGTGAACGTAAATTTTCTGATGTTCCTAAAGAATTACAAACAGATGTAAATAATTATATGTCTGCTAATGGTTCTATTTCTAAAATTGATGCCGAAGCTAACGCAAAACTTCAAGATAAAATTACTCAAATAGACGAATTGATAAAAGGCACAAGTAATAGCGGAGCAGTCGGGCCGAATTTTCTTGCTAGAACTTCCCTTACTTCTTGGTTTACAGGAACTCGTCAGGCTTTTGTTGGTTCAGTCAAACAACTCTTATCTAAAGAAACAATTGACACCTTAATTAATCTTAAAAAAGGTGGTGGAACTCTTGGAGCGTTATCAGACCAAGAAAGAATTATGTTACAAAACGCCGCTACTAAAATTGGTGGTTGGGAAATGAAAGATAATAGCGGAAATGGTACTGGTTTTTATGATGTTAGAGAAACAGACTTTATCAAGGAATTAGAAAATATTAAAACTCTAGCAAAAAGGGCTATTGATAATGCTGGTGGACAGACAGGAATTATTAATACCTTAGAACAAAATTTGGCTTCTAATCCTGATAGAGTTGATGAATACAATCAATTAGTTTCTGATAATCCAAATCTTACAGAAGATGACATTAATCAATTAATGGGTTTCAAATAATATGCTTACACCAGAACAAATTAATCAGATCAGAGCAAAATCAGGTTTATCCCCCCTACCTCAAACTAGCACCGCTAAATCTAATTTAGTTGGTAAATATGACTATCTAAAAAAAGATAAAGGTTTTGTTGATAATGTAAAAGAATCCGCTATTAAAAGAGGTTCTGATATAAAAACAGCTTTAAGCGGTGATGTTAATCCATTATCTGCCGGTCTTCAATTTTGGGGAGCTGGAGCTGGATTAGTCAATGATGTGATAGGTGCTGGAATACAAAAACTAGCCCCAGGTGTTACTGAAAAAATTGGAGAGGTTGCTGGTAAAGTTATGAATACAGAGCCTATTAAAAATGTTGTTTCTTCTTATGAAGATTTTAAGTCTAAACACCCAGAAGCGGCTAAAGACTTAGAATCAGCTACTAATATTTTATCTTTATTACCTACTGGTAAAGCTATTGGGGTTGGAAGTAAAGCTATTAAGACTGGTGCTGAAATTACAGAACAAGGAGCTAATTCTGCTCTTAATACTACTGGAAAACTTTTAGAGAAAGCAGGAGAGAAATCAATGAAGTTAGCTATTCCATTAAATAAATTAGAAGCTGGTCTAGTTCAATCATATAGAGCTAAAAATCCTTTACTACAAAGATTATTTAAGCCACTAGCAGAACAACCAAGAACCGCCGCAATTACTGCCCTTGATAAAGGTTTCGCTGGCAGTGAAAGTATGATTGGTGTTCAGGCTAACAGAGAAGCTGTAAACCTTTGGAATAATACTATTAAACCTGCTGTAAAAAGTATACCAGAAAAATATAATATTCAAGAGGCTATTCAATCATTGGGAAAAACTATAAGTAAAGAAGCTAATCCTTCAAGACGGGGTGATTTATTAAATGCTTTTGAATCATTAAAAAATGATTATAAAGGTTTTTCAACTGTTTCATTTGAAAGGGCACAATCTATAAAAAAAGGAATCGCTAAGTTTATTCCCGAAAGGTCTTATAACGGTAAACCTATAGGAAGTGCTTTTAAAGAATTACAAGATATGCTTGCTGACGATATTCGTCTTAAAACTTATAAGGCTCTTAAAGATGTCAATATAAAAGCAGACTACTTTGATTATGGTAATCTGTTGAAACTACAAGAACTTGGTAAAAAAGCTATGACTGGTGCTAAGTCAAAAGGTGGTTTTGGTTCATTCGTAAGTAATATTTGGGATGCAGGAGCAACTCCAATACTTACTACTGGAGCACAGATATTAAATAAGGGCGGTAAAGTATTACAAAAGATTAAGTAATTATGCTTCAATAAAGCTAATCACCATTCCGATCACAAGAATTGCTACGATTATCGACAAGATTATATTCATATTTTTAGAGAGGGCTTAAACGCCCTCTTTTTAGTTTTTTTTACGAGTTTCTTTTTCTATCACTCCTAATTCTTTCAAATAGATAGTGAGAGGATGAAGTTGAGCTTTAATTTCAGCTATCTCCTTTTCCTTGTCTGAAAGTTGTTTTGTTAAACTGTCATATTCTGCTTTTGCCATTTCAACTAGATTTGTCATGATAACTCCTGTTTAGTGTGGTTCAAATCTAAGCAGTATTTTAAATTTTGAAAATAGACAAATTTGGTAAAATTTAGCTTTATTTGGAAGAAAGGTATTATCAGTCCACTTTGGCAGATATTTTTCAATTAGAGCATTTTCATTTTCTAGACCCCCATTTTTATTGGTGTTTTTCACTCGTTTTTTGCCATTTTTAATGAAAGGATAAAATCACAGACTATTAAGAAAGGTTAAAATAGACTCTTTCTCTTTTTTAACATAATCTTCCGAATCTACGCATTTTTTAAATGCCCGACCAATCGCCATTTTTCCATAAGATTTTCCAATTAAGGAAACAGCTAGACAGGTGAATGTTGACCATGTCGGATTCTTTTCTTTTAAAGTTTGAAAAGCGTTCTCAATTTTTATCATATGGTTTGTTATATCTAATTTTTAATTCTCTTAAAAATAAATTCCAGCTTTTATAATTTAAGCTTTCAGACATAAACCAGTCTTTTATCTCCTGCTCTGTTCTTATGGATAGAACGGGATACTTTATCTTTTCTTCTTTCATAATTGTTTACCAATGGTATACATAAGATTTAGGGGACGTTCCGATTTCCCCTCCAGAAGCAATTTACTTTTCTACTAGGCTTCTCTTGGTTTGATTCCCCCGGGGATGTTATTCACAATTATTGTAAATGAACATCTTTCCCGTATGGTTTTGTTAAATGCTTTGATTGTGTTAAATGTTTGTAATGTGTTTGCTTACTGTTGTGGGTTGCCAATGTATATGCGTAATTTCAGTATAGCACTTTAGAAAAGTATGTCAATACCCCCTAAGTTTTGGTAATTAATTCTTATTTAAGGTAGTTATTACCCTTATGATAGGTTATATTTCTATGTTAAAATTACTTTTTTATAATCAGTAAATGGTAAATGAATGGATGGCAATTCTGGAATAAATGAGATTGTTAGTTGGTCTAACCCACTTATTAATAAAGAATCAGTTGAGTTAGAAGAATATTTTGAAATATATAAATCTAGAATAATACAGGATAGTGAAAAACTTTTTGTTAGAGAATTTCTTTTTCCGCTTCTAGGGAAAGAAAACATAAAACTTGCAGTACCACAATATCCTTTTCTTGACTCAGAAGGTAGAACAAGAAGAATTGATTTTGCGATTGTAAAAGATGGTAAAAAACTTGCTCTTGAAGTAAATGGAGAAACATACCACGCCGAGGGAATTATTCCCAATGAAATGTTTGATGATAATTTAAATAGACAGAATGAAATACTTAGCTCAGGGTGGTATCTTTTACGTTATTCCTATAATCAACTTCAACATCCTATATGGAGAAAGAGGGTCTCTGATAATATTAGGAGAATTGTTTATAAAACTTTTCCGGAATTACTATCTAACTCAATAATTGAACCAAACCATCTACAATTAGAAGCACTAAACGCCTTGGATTTTTATAGAAGTAAGGGGTGGAAAAAAGGCATCATTATTTTACCAACTGGAACAGGTAAAACATTTCTTTCAGCTTTTGATACTAAGAATACAACAGGTAGAATACTTTTTATTGTTCATCGATTAGATATTCTAAGCCAATCAAAAGAAGCTTTTGAAAAAATCTATCCAAAAGAAAAACTTGGATTACTTACTGGTGATGTGAAGGAAAATATTAATGACTCTAAAATTCTTTTTGCTTCAAAAGATACTTTAAGAAATATTGATATCCTTTATAATTTCTCTGTAGACGAATTTGATTACATAATTGTCGACGAGGTGCATCATGGACAAGCTCCTTCTTATCAGATTGTGTTAGAATATTTTCAACCAAAATATTTTATGCTCGGTTTAACTGCAACACCTGATAGGATGGATAGAAAAGATATTTTTGAACTTTTCGATTATCAGAAGATATTTGAATACACTTTATCAGATGCTATCGAAAATGGTTTCCTTGTTCCTTATAATTATTACGGATTAAAAGATAACATAGATTATTCTCAAATACGTTACCATGGGAATAAATATAATGTTAATGATCTAGATAAATATTTGATTATTAATGACCGTAATGAACAAATTCTTAAAGAGTATCTTGAAAAAGGTTGTGGTAATAAAGCTGTTGGTTTTTGTTGTTCAATAAAACACGCTGAAGCAATGTCTAAATATTTTTCTAATAATGGTATTCCATCTTTTGCCATAACTTCTAAATCTCCTGACAGAGACGAACTGATTCAAAAATTCAGAGATAACCAATTTACAGTAGCTTTTACCGTTGATCTCTTTAATGAAGGAGTTGATTTTCCCGACTTGCGTGTATTGCTTTTCTTAAGGCCGACAGAATCAAAGACCGTTTTTATTCAACAATTGGGTAGAGGCTTACGGTTATGTAATGGAAAGGAAAATGTTACTATCCTTGATTTCATTAGCAATTATAAAAAAGCTAATAATATAAGAGCATATCTTTCTAATGGGAAAAGAGAAGAAAGAAATGGATCTACTGGTAGAGTAGAAAAAGTAGTTTATGAATATTCACCAAAATGCAATGTTTATTTTGACTCAGAAGTTGAACAGATATTAGATGCTCAAGATAGGGCGAGTAGAGAAATAACTAAGGAAGATTTAATTGCCGCTTATTATGAACTAGCCGAAAAAATTGGTCACAAACCAACTCAAGAAGAAATTAATGCCGAGGGTGAGTTTAAGGTATCAAAATATCTTTATTTATTTGGTTCATGGGTAAAATTTTTAAGAGAAATCGGTGAGTTTACAGAAGCTAGTTATCATTTCCCACAGGGAGTTCACCTTGGTCATATACTTTTCATTCTTAAAACTATAAACAGCAAACGGATAAAGGATACACATCTTGACCCTAAATATATTAGAATAAGAGGTAACCTTGGAGATGGAAGACTCGGTGCTTTCCAACGTCAAACAAAATATAAATTACAAGCTTTAATGGAATTAGGATTTATTGTTGATGATAGGAAAATTGAGCTTGATAAAGATTATCAATTACAGTTAACCCCAAAAGGTGAAAACGTCGCTAAGATATTAATACCTCTCATTAAAACTCTTGACCTTTCATTTAAAGAAAAAGATACTGATATTCCATCGTGGGAAATGAATGCCTCTCCTTCTGATTTTAATAATGCATTAAATGAATTTATTAATAAAAACGGTAAAGATGGAGAATATATTATATCTGCATTTATGGAAATGCACGCCGTCGGTTTTATGCTTAATTATCTTTATAGGGTTGAAAGGAAAAAATCTATTTTTAAGGGAAGTATTTATAAAGGTTTCTTTAAGGCTCCATTTATTGCTAGTTACTGTGACCGGAATGGAATTGAGGCAGCTACTGAAACAGGTGCAGAACATAGGTGTCCATTTTTATTAAATATCTTAGAAGCTCTAGGAATTATTAAGCAAGGTAGAAGCGATATTAATATACTTTCTTTTATTCTTTCTAAGCCGACTATACAACTCAAATCGAAAGAACCAGATAAAGATATATATGGACGAATAGATAAAATTGTAACCTCACCAGATACTCTTTCAGTTGAAGAAATATCTTTACTAAAAGAAGCTTTTGGGAAAACATTTTTAACAGATAAATATTTTATAAATAATTTTAGGATTATAAAATAAATGGCAAATAAGTCTCATTTTAACTCTGGACATATTGCGATGAACACGCTTAAGAAAAATGGCCTTGAACACAGTAGTTTTATTGATTCCAAATTACCAGATAAAACTTTTCACGCTTTATTTACCGAAGATGCAATTACATTTTTAAAAAAAATTCCAGATTCATCAATACAGTTAATATTAATAGATCCTCCTTATAACCTTGATCTAGCATATTGGGATACATTTACTGATTATTTAGATTGGGCAAAAGATTGGTTAGACCAGATATATCGAATATTGTCCGATAGTGGTAATTGTGTGATTTTTGGAGGTTTCCAATATCAAGACCTTAAAAAAGGTGACTTATTAGAAATAATGCATTATACGAGGCATAATACTGCTTTGAGATTCACAAACCTTGTAATATGGTATTATAAAAATGGAATGAGTGCTCATAGGTATTTTGCTAATAGACACGAAGAAGCAATTTGGCTTTCAAAAACAAAGAAATATTATTTTGATTTAGATTCTGTAAGAGTTCCTTTTGATGAAAAAACTAAATTGCTTTATAAAAAAGATAAAAGACTTATTCCAGAGAACATTGATAAAGGTAAAAACCCAACAAATGTTTGGGAGATTGGTAGGCTTAACGGAAATTCTGTTGAGCGTGTCGGACATCCAACTCAAAAACCAATTGAATTGATTAGAAGATTTGTTAAAGGTTTGTCATATCCTGGTTCATTAGTTCTTGATTTTTTTGCAGGTTCTGGAACAACCGGAATTGTATGTATGGAACAAAACCGACACTCAATACTCGTTGACAACGATCCAAAATTAGAAGAATATTTAGATATGCATATACAAAAAAGGAATGGAGCTTTATTTTCTATTGATTATAGCATTGATAAAAATCCTGATTTGAAGGAGTTCTTAAATAAAGTAAAAATAAAATAATAATAGTTATATTGACTTTTTTATAAGGAGTGGTATTATAAATATATCACGCTTTTTTTATGTCCAAAAATAAAAGTGAGAAAACACTTTGGGATATTTTCTCTAAATTCATAAGAGCAAGGGATGCTAATTGGCAAGGCTATTGTACTTGTATTAGTTGCTCTAAAACAGCCAACTGGAAAACTTTTGATGCCGGTCATTACATTCCTAAAGGTAGCGATTCCGCACTTAAATACAATGAGATAAATAATAACGCTCAATGCTTTGCTTGTAATAGTATGAAATCTGGTAATCTTATAGAATATAGATTTGGCTTAGTTCGTAAATACGGTGAAAAAAAAGTTAAACTATTAGAGCAATCGCATTACTTCAAGACAACTAAAAAAAAGTTAGACCAACTCCAACTAAACACAATGTACGAATATTACAAAAATGAATTTGATAAATTAAAAAAGGAAAAGTGTTTAGATTAATTTCCAATCTTTAGATAATATTCCAATCAATTCCAATCGTTTACAATGACCTTTAACAACTTATAAAATAGATTAATCTCGGTAATAATAATTATTGGAGATTAAAATGGCTAGATCGTTGTTACAAGAAATCGCTCATCAGATATTTTACAAACCACCAAAACACAGAACAAAATCTAAACCAAGAAATCATGATTTAGAGCGTGAGCTTTATAAGGTGAAACAAGCCGCCTTTGAAGCAAATAAATCTTTGGAGATTGCTAAACATCATGCAAAAAGTAAAGGATGGTTTTAATGCGGCGCAATTATAATGTGCCTGCGGAAAAAAGCTCCCCGGCAGTATTGCACTGTCGGGGTGCGGCTTTACCGATAAACCCTTTCAGTCTATCGACTCTTAATAGATTTTGTAGCTTTAGTTTTGAGTGTAGCCAACAAAACTTCTTTATCAAAGAATATTGCACCTGCCAATTTGAAATATCCGGGCAGAGATTCCTTTTTCAAGTAACACCACTTTTCGGATTTGTTCAATATAGCGGCAACTTCTTTGACGGAAAGATAGAGAGAGTTCATATCAACCTCTTTTCCCTAACCACCATTTTGTTGATTGCTCACCCTACACCTAAACTAACCTATTATTTTTACCATTTGTAATTTAATAAAGGAGAACTAATAATGCCACAATATTACAGAGAACTTAGTAAAGGGCGTAAATGGTATTTTAAGTTTGGCTTCAATAACACAACCTACCATTCGCCTTGTATTTACCTTTCTAAGCGTGAAGCCCAGCAAGCAGAAAGAGAACGATATAACGAACTAGATCAAGAACGCAGATTTGGCAAACAAGACAAACCTTTAAGTCTTAGTTCTGTTATAAACGATAGAATAAAATTCCTTTCCGTAAAGTATAGCTCAAAACATTCCGAAGTAAGCGAGTATTATCTTAACCTTTTTCTTGACTTTATAGGCGATATAGAATTAAGAGAAATTGGAAGAAAAGCAACAGAGGATTTTCTTCTTAACTACTCTAATCTCTTACAGAAAAACGGAGTAGATAACTATCAAGTTAATTCCGCATTAAAAGCTATAAAATCTTTATTCAACTATGTCATAGATAGTTATGATTTAGTAATGAGAAACCCAGCCCAGAAAATAAAACCTTATTCAGTTAAAAAGAAACTTAAATATATTCCACCGGATGAGGATATTGAAAAGCTGATAAGTCTAGTTAATCCTAGACAGAAACTCTTAATAGAGTTCTTAATAGAAACAGGAGCTAGAATAAATGAAGCACTTAGCCTTACATTTGAAGAAATTTACGAAACCTATCTAATTCTTTATACTAATAAATCAAGAAACAGTGATAGAGTACCTAGAAAGGTTGATATACCATTATGCTTAAAAGACATAAAAGGTAAAGGTAGAGTATTCCCAGAATGGAACATAACTCCTAAGTTCTTAGACAAAACCTTAAGAGCTAATAATATGAGGATTTGGGGATTTCACTCATTAAGGCATAGATACGCTAGTAAGCTATCTAAATCCGGTATGCCTTTATATGAAATTATGGTAAAATTAGGACACGCTAATTTATCTACAACCCAGCGTTATTTGCAACTTTTACGAGATTAGTAGCCATTTCGTAGCGAACATTTATAATCTTTTAAAAACAAAAAAGCCTAACTCATTACGAGATAGGCTTTTATCATTTGCGGGGTCAACGAGACTCGAACTCGCGACCTCCTGCGTGACAGCCACTTCGGACTATTTCACTTAACTGTTTTATTTAGCATAACTTATTTATTTATAAGAACTTACAAGGTTCTAATCTTTAGACACCTTTTCCATATTTTCTAATGTTTAGTATATTATTCGTAGCCATATCGTAACAGGTATTGACAGATAAATTAGATGTGATATAATAAAATTATTAATAGTCGGGCAATTATACTAAAAAGTATAAAAGCAATTTATACCCACCATTTTAACAGCATTTCATTTATTCCCGAAGACAGGGAAAAATGATGATATAGTGTCCATATTATTGCCCTTTTGATTTGCGTTATAAACGACAAACCAAAAAGGACATTTCGTATCTTTAGTTTGTTCATAATATCATATTTCACACAACATAAACCTCCGAAATGTGCTGACGGACAAAATATGGACTAATAAAATATTTTAATAATAAATAAATGCTAAAACCAATAAGAGAAGATGAAATAATATGACAAAACAACACTTCAAGCATATCAAGGGAATTTTAAAAAGGTTTTATATTCAAGCAATTGGTAAATACATTAAAGGTAACAAACAACATGGAGGGAAACTTTGGGAGAAAAAAGACCTTATAGATAAAGCTATAGAAGAAGCCATTGATCAAGTCATTTACCTTTATACCTTAAAAGACCAAATTAATAATAAAACACTTTACTCCGTCAAGGAGGAAGATATAGACTAATCTAATGTTTAGATTTATTCGAAAAATTATTGCTATGTCGCCAAGAGCCTATAAATATGGAATAAAGTATTTTTTTAATCAAGATTTTAGAAGAATTGTTAAGAACAAAGAAAGGAATTTAAAATCTAGGGCTACCTATAAATCATTTAATGGAAATAGAAAAAGTCTTAAGATTGCTTTATTTAGACTAAACGGAAACAAATGTTTTTGGTGTAATAATAAAATGACATTTCAAGAAGCTACTATTGACCATATAAAACCAGCCAGTCAAGGAGGTTCTAATAAAAAAGATAATTTAAGATTAATTCATAATGATTGTAGGGTTGAAAGAGATAGATTAATTCAAAGGGGAGTTTTAGGATTAGTTAATTAAAGATTTATGCCAAATTTATTAAACGAAGCAATTAAATCACTTCACGAAAACGGAAAGAGTCCTAAAGAGGTTCTATGGTGTGAGAAAGATGACTGTTATTTTACTTGGAAAGATTTTAAAGAACTTGCCGACCTTGATTATACTTTTTATGAAACACCTGTAATAGCCTCAAACCTTAGATTATACGGAACTGATTTTTGGTTAGAGAGATATGAGTTTGACGGAACAGAGGGTTGGAGCTTTATATCTATTCTTCCTGAAAAACCAAGAGAATATAAAAAGCCGGAGAGTTTAGTTAATAAGTTAGACTGATAGATTGACCGTATTCGTGATTATGCTATAATAATAGCATATGACACAAGAACAAAAAAACGCCAAACAAAGAGAGTATCGTAAAAATAATAAAAACAGTTGTTCGCTAAAATATGAGAAAACAATTAATGGTTTTCTTGTAAGATTATATAGAAATATGGTAAGTAGGGTAAATGGTATTCAAAAAGCTAAATATCATTTATACAAAGGTAAGTATTTACTCCCTAGACAAGATTTTTATGATTGGGCTAAATCTTCCCCAGATTTTTACAAATTATTTAACGATTGGGTGGCTAGCGGTTACAGCAGAAAATTAACACCATCAGTTGATAGAGTAAATTCATTAGAGGGTTATTACTTATCAAATATGGAATGGGTAACACATAGTGAAAACTCTAGACGTAGTTCTATCATTAAATATAAAATAGCCGCCTAATTAAATCATTTTAACAATTTATGGGTTACGAAAAAGTGTTAATGTTTGGAGACATTCACGCCCCATTTCACGATGAAGCGGCGTTATCCTCCTTACTATCTTTTAGCAAATGGTTCAAACCAGACACTATATTTATAATGGGTGACCTAATTGATTTTTATGCCATATCAAGATTTACTAAAGACCCAGAGCGTGCTTTAAAATTACAAGAGGAAATAGATGAGGCTATTAATATTTTAAAACAAGTTAGAAAAGTAAATCCTAGTGCCAAGATAGCACTTATCAGGGGAAACCATTGTTATCGTTTACAAAAATATTTATGGAGTGAGGCTAAGGAGCTGTCTAGTTTAAGAGATCTGACAGTTGAAAGCCTATTACGCCTTAGACACCTAAATATTAAATATGAATCTAAAGGGCGGTTAGTCCATAAGGGAGTAATATTTAAGCATGGAGATATTGTCAGGAAATTTTCAGGTTATTCCGCTAAAGGAGAATTTGAAAAGTCCGGTATGTCTGGAATTAGCGGACACACCCACCGAGCCGCAACTTATTATCATAACAATGCTTCTGGTAATTATGTATGGATGGAAACTGGCTGTCTTTGTAAACTTGATGCCGAATATTTAGAAGGAGAAACCCCTAATTGGGTACAGGGTTTTGGAGTCGCCTACTTTAGTTTAAAATCATCAAGATATTTTATGGAATTTATCCCCTTTGTAGGGGGTAAAGCATTTTATCAAGGTAAAGAATTTGTATGAAACACAAAACACTACATGAACTTTTAAGCATTCAATCAGGAAGTATCAATAATCTTTTTTCTTATAAAGCTAAATCTTATAAGGGAGCTTTATTACAGGTTAATAAAGATTTTAAAGAATATCTGAAAGCTAAATTTATTCAACAAATCCCTTTTGACCTAAGACCCAGAGAAAAGAGAAAACAATTTTTCTATTTCGTTACTAGAGAAGGAGCAAAATCTATTGACCGCTTAGAAGATTTTAAACAGAAAATTACCAAGTCATTAAATAACGCCGAACACGAATCAATGAAGTTTGACATAGCTTTATCTTTTACAAGAAACTTTCCTAATTATGAATTTAGTTTTAACTACAAGGCAGACTTGGGTGGATTAAAACCTGATATTTTAGTGGAAGCTAAAAACATTTTTGATCACACCAAATATACCTTCTTAGTAGAGATAGAACGAAAGAAAGAAATGACCCGTATTTACAGGGATAAGATTTACAAGTATAATAAGTTTATTAAAAACGGATTATTTACCAAGCACATATTTTATAAGCCTAAGATTTTATTTGTTTGTTCTAATCTCCGTTATGACCCATATCTAAGACCGCAGAATTATAACCAACCAGAAGTCAAAACTCAAATCGCAATGCTGTATAAACAGTTTAACTACTTCTTAAATGTAATTAAATCAGAGAGCAACAAGTATTATCGTTTTATCCCTTTTCCAGAATTTACCAAGATACACGAGGAGATATGGAGAATACCGAGTGGAGATAGAGTTAAAATCATAGATTAAAATAATTTTGTTAATTAACAAATCCTCTAGTGGTAGTGTTTTAGGGGATAAGACAAGTGAGGATGAAGGCCAACAAAAAGCCTAATTCTCCTTTCGGTCAAGCCATTGGCGGATAGCCGTAGTGTCAAAATTTATTTGACTATGAAAGCATCTAGCAAAACCGACGGCTTGTCTTTCCCTATAACATTATCACTAACAAAAACGAGGTTAAAAATGAACGCAAAAGTCCAGTCCGTTCTTAATACTATTCTTGACCAGTTTAAGAATAGCGAACAAATCCCACAGGCAATAGCCTTAATTACTTACCCCACCGCTAATCTCCCGATGTACAAATGGTCGCTTCTCAATCAACTTATTTGCTACTTTACAGGTATGACCGACTTCCGAGGTTATCGCCAATGGGAGGAAGTAAAACGCCATGTAATGAAAGGCGAAAAAGGAACTCACATCTTAGTCCCTTGGATAAAAAAAGATGAGGAAGAAAAACCAACCTTAGCAGGTTTTATGACCGCTTCTGTTTTTGGAGTAGAACAAACAGACGGAGATCCGCTTGAATATCAGCAGTTAGAACTCCCCCCTTTCCCTTTAATAGAAAGAGCTAAAGAGTTGGGTGTAGATATAACTGCTATTCCGGGAAGTTATGAACATTACGGTTATTACTCCCCTACTAAAAAAGTAATTGCTCTAGCCAGTCCAGAGGAATGTGTGTTTTTTCATGAGGTGAGCCATTTAGCACAGCACAGGCTATTTGGTGAACTTAAAAAAGGGCAAGACCCACTTCAAGAAATATCCGCTGAATTATCCGCATTAACAATCGGATATATTTTAGGAAAAGACGGAAGGAAATATATCGGTAATTCTTATAGGTATATTGAAAAATATTCTAAGAAGTTAGACACAACGCCTTATGGAGCAGTCCTTAAGGTTTTATCACGCACAGAAAAAATCTTAAACTTTTTACTGAAGGAGGAAAAAGATGCAGTCTTACAAGCAAGTTAAACTAATAGTCCGCAAACCAATGGATTATAAACTTATTCCTAAAGATGAACGCCAACGAGTCAGCAAACTTCTTACCGATGAAGTATTAGAATTAGCCAACAGATTTGACGGTTCTTCTAAAATCAAAATAAAGATTTACGCTAGAGGAAATGCGTAGGAGGTAAAAATGTATAGTCCTAAAATAAGTGAACAGCTTATCCCTGTAATATACAGGATAGCTCAAACTGAAAAAAGACCGATGACACAAGTTGTCAATGATATATTATCTGACTTTCTTATAAAATATTATTGTCAGTCCTGTAATAAAGAAATCTTACTTGAAGAAAAATCTAATACAGGATATTGTGAAGATTGCGAATCAGAAGTTTTTTTGAAAGCCACTACATCATAGTGGCTTTTTTATTGTGGATAACTAAAGTTCAATTAAAAGATTTTATTTTATTTCGTTTACTATGGTTGTGGATAACTTTATGTTATACTAATATTAGCCTATTTTAAGCTATTTTATTGTATGAATACATATTGACTTATTAGTTTTGCTATGATATTATATATACAGATACCAAGGGGGCAGATAGATGTAAGTCAAAATAAATAAAGACGATAAAATCTATTCTCCCCCTTCGTCCTCTCTAAATAAATAAAAATATGAAAAAAGAATTTTCAATTAAAACACAGATAGCAATAGTCGTAGCTATTTGGCTACCAATACTATACTTTATTTCTTTACAATTATAATATGAAATATATATCAGAATGCTGTAAAGCAGAAGCAATAATAAGAAACAATGATACATCGCTATGCTCTAAGTGCCACGAAGAATGTGATGTATTAGATAGAAAAGAATTTAAACAAACATACGCTCAAAAAATATTTTCTTCTATATATGCTAATCTCTACAACGCTGATAGCTTTATCAAATTACAACCAGTTAGCGATATTTATAGAAAGAATATAAAAATAGAAGATTTAGTAACACAGTATTAATATGGAAAATAATCAAAGACTTAAAATATTAGCAGCCAAACTTTATCTAGTAGTTAGAACACCAGTCACTACCAAGATATTAGAAAAGATAACCGATAAGCAAATCAAAATGCTATCTATGATGATAGAAAATATCTTAACCCCCCACGAAAACGCATTTTATTATAAGTCAGAAGAAGAAAGCCGAAAAGTTATTTTATCAATACTTGATTATGGAAAGTCAAAAATAAAACCGCCAGTTTATAGCGACAAGACAATTAATTACTTAAAAGCTAAAAATATAATATAAATTATATGAATAAATTATTAGAGTTTCAAAAAAAGGTCGGAGCAATTAGTAAAGACAGCCAAAATCCTTTTTTCAAATCAAACTATTTTGACATTAACAAATTGATCGAGGTTATAAAGCCAATTCTTAACGAGTTAGGTTTAGTACTCTTACAGCCACTTGAAAACCTAAATGGAAAACCAGCCCTAAGAACTATTGTTTACGACCCAGATGCTAAGGATATGACTTTAGCTTATCTAATGGATTCAACAATTCCATTGCCAGAAAACCCCGACCCTCAAAAAATGGGAAGCATTATAACCTATTACCGAAGATACGCTATTCAGTCTTTATTATTCTTACAAGCCGAAGATACAGACGGAGAAATAGGACAGAATAAAAATGTCGGTCAAATTGGTTTAGCCCCAACTCCAGTAAAACGAAATCCTTACAGCTTATAAAATCTAATTAACTAATTATAAAAATATGTCAGAAAAAATCTTTGCTAACGGTCTATCTTTTAAAAGACCTAATGAGAAAGCCCCTGAGTTTGTTAAGGGTAATTTATCAATTAAGACAGATGATTTTATCACTTTCTTAAAAGCTAATACAGTTAATGGTTGGGTAAACTTAGATTTGAAAGAATCGCAAGGTGGCAAACTTTATTTTGAATTAAATACTTGGAAGCCTCAAGATAAGTTTGTTAAGAAAGACGGAAAAATAGCAGTTGAAGAACTACCGACCATTGAACAAGAATACCCCACCAATATAGATGAACAACCAGAAACATTAAATGGCTATCCTAAGAACGAAGAAAAAGAGGAGATAAAAGTTGAAAACATTCCTTTCTAATTTTCAAGTTATTTGTTAGGTAGTATTTCAGATGAACGGAATCCACATTTGAAATACTGCTTATAGAGTTAATTTACTATATGAAAAAAAATAAAGACTTATATTTTGTCCCATTGGGATTTGATGACGAGGGTAAGATACAAAGAGCTGTTATGTCTAAAATAGAAAATGGAGATGCTATTACAGGTTACTTGCTTAATAAGGAACAGTTATTAGAACGGGTTAAGCAAGATTTAGTTGAGAACGGTGTTGAAGTATATAAATTTTCAGCTAAAGGAAAAGTGTTTAAGAAGATTGAACTTAAAATGTATAATTGACCAGTCCTTAATGAAATCAAGTTAATCAAATATGATTTTAATCTGCTCCCTATATTTCGCAAGCTGGCTGTGCCTAAAAACTCCTCCCGTGATACCACCTAAGCTTTATGAATGCGTTGAAGCCCGTATCACCTGCTACGCTCCCACTGGCTATAATATGGCGAACACTAAACCTCCTAAAAATGGTTGGGTAGCAGTAAGTGATAGAACAATTCCCTTTGATACAAAAATTGAGGTAAGAGGTAAAGAGTATAAGGTCGGAGATAGAACTGCAAAATGGGTTCACGAAAAGCACGTCTTAACAATAGATATATTTATGGAGTCCGGTTGCGATATGACTTTCGGTGCTAAGAGAGAGTTAGTTAAGATTTATAGATAGTTAGTAATTAAAATCCAGCACTTAAGCTGGGATAATGTGGAAATGTATGAGAGAAAAGAAAAAAGATTTTATAACGTTTGAAAATAGTAAAGTTTTCTTAAATACTGGCTCTTCAAAAATAGATACTACAATGGTTTTTAAAATAGGGTTAGCTGTTGGTAGTAAAAACTTTGAAGATGTAGAATATTTAAAAATTAGTAAATAAAAATATGAAAAAAGAAATGAAACTTAAAATATTGTTTAGAATACCTTTTACTATTTATTTCTTAGCTTTGGCGGAGTTAAGAGATTACGAAAGTTTTAAAAAGAAAAAGTTTTTATGTATAGCTGTTAAAGAATTTCTTGATTATAAACACAAAACAAATTACTACTTTACTGAAATTTCAAGACATAAACATATAGAGCAATTACACTAACTACCCCCCCCCTCTCAAGCAGGGATTAAATAATAATATATAAAGAGTATGAAGAAATTTTTACAACCAATTATACAATTTTGTATAATAATATTTATTGGAGCAATTACTATTTTAGGAACATCATATTTTGTTAATAAATGGGAAAAACCAGATGTAATTATTCAGAAAGAAATTATTAAATATAAAGCTATTTGTTATCAAGATAATCAATTTCCTCCTTGTAAATTATCCGTATTTATAAAAAGGGATGATAAACAAGAAACATTAGGTATCCCTAATTTTAATGAGTATTTATTAGACGGAAAATTTTGTTCTGAACTTCCTGAAAAATACCAAACGATTTATAATTTTGAAAATGGAAGTGTGTTTTTAGAAATGTATAAATTGCCTTGGACTAAATCTGATAATTTTACAAGAAAAGGTTGGCCGAAAGAAACCTTTAATTTAGAAATGATTAACTAACCCCCACTATAAGTTAATACTTAGGGGAAATATGTATGAAGATAAGTGAAATTTTAGAAGGTATACAATGCGAAACCTGCTCAGAAGAAAGAACTTTTGGAAACCCACCAAATGATGACGCAGATAATAAATATATTTATCTTGATTTATCTGGAGCTACAAGATGTTTTTGTAAGGAGCATATGAGCTATGGAAAACATAATAGCGGAGCTTTATTAAGTTATGGAGATGAACACGATTACCCTTGTTATGGAGCTAAACTAATAAGTGAAATAATTAAAGATAATCTAATTAACCCAGTATAATACTGGAGAAATGTATATGAACAACTACCAACTATTCCAATTATCAATTATGTTTATGCCCTATCATTATTATATTTTAATGCCTGGAGGGTATAGTATTTAATAAATTAATTAGATAGTATATGAAAAAATTTCAATTTCATTCTAATATTTTAATAGCTTGTGATGGCTATGTATTAGCAAAAAATATTAAAGATGCTAAAGATAAAATTAATGATTTTTCGATAGATTCTACTATCGGGATGAGTTATGTTGATACTAAAATATATGAAGTTATATCAGAAAAAAATAAATATTTTGATAATGCTTGTTTCCCAAAAGATGATGAATTCAAGGAAGACAATTATAATGTAGTTTGTAATAATTATTTTAACTAATATGCCACAACCAACAACAAATAACTTAGAGGGGTGGGAGGATGAGTTTGATAAGAAGTTTCAATTAATTCCAGATGGTATTAGACATATAAAATATCTTTTTAGGATTAATGAAGATAGTAGTTATAGTATAGCTATCCCAGAAAATATTAAACAATTCATCTCCGACCTCCGCAAACACGATATGGAGGAGTTGATTAAGAGGTTGCCTGAAAAAACAGAATTTGCTAATGGCGAATTTCAAGCAATGGCCTGTGGTAGATTATTAACAAGTATTACAAAACTAATCAAAGACTACTATGAAACCAACAATAAATAACTTAGAGGGGTTAAGAGAAAAACTAGATAAAATCTTATTAAAATATACCGCAACCGTTAATTCTGTTCCAACTATAAAAGGAATACCAATATACGAAAAAATGATTGTTGATTTAATTGTTTTAATTCAAGACTTTCGGAAACAAGACTGCGAAAATATGATTAAACTGGTAGCAGAAAGAGAAGTATTTGAAGATGAAAAAAACAGAAAAGCTATTAAAGACTATTATAAAGAGGCTAATAACAGTATAATTTGAGTATAATTATACTCTTAAATAATATGAAAAACTTTGAAAAAAATGTGTTAGAAAAGTTAGATGAGATTATCTCGTTGTTAGGTAAAGAAGTAAGTGACGAGCCTAAGAAGTTAAAATTGGAAACCGAAAATTTAAAGATTAACTCCGACGGTTGGAAAAAAATAATTGTTGATGATAAAAAGTATTTAGAAAACCACGAGCAAGATGTTTGGGAATTATTAGACGGGGAATGTAAGGGCGAACAGTTATTTACTTATGATGCTGCGATGCGAGAAACTAAGAAGTTCGGTAAAACAATGCCTACTGATGAGCAGTTAGGTGAGTTATTAAAAGATAAAAGTGATTTAGAAAATATTACTTTCCCAGGCTACCGC